GCAGCTACTTGTTTATATGATGGCTTGGCATTTAGCTGAACCGGTAACTGATCAAACAACTAAAGCAGAATATTGGAAAAATATAGCAATAGGCCCAGCAACAGAAAATGGAAGGGGTGGATATTTTAGACAGGCTTGTAATGCTGATGCAAGAGGGAAACCTCCATACCAAATTTTAGAATTTCCATTAACAGATGTTAGATAATGAGCAGAGTGATAGGACTACAATCCAATTTTACAACAGGAGAAGTTGATCCTTTACTTAATGCTCGTATTGATATTGAACAATATTATAACGCATTAGCTCAAGCTAGAAATGTTTTAATCCAGCCTCAAGGTGGAGTAACTCGTAGGCCAGGACTACAGTATGTTGGAGAAATACCATCTGCTGCTGCTCCTCAAAATGGATGTCGATTAGTTCCTTTTGAATATTCAACAACACAAAGTTATATGCTGTTATTTGTAAATAACAGAATGTATATTTATAAAGATAAAGTTCTTCAAACAAATATTAATAGTTCTGGTAATGATTATTTAACTACAACGATTGCTACAGCAAATATTCCAACAATGGATTATACACAATCTGCTGATACTTTAATTATAGTACAAGAAGATATGGCTCCTAAAAAAATAGTAAGAGGAGCATCCCATACAGATTGGACAATTTCTAATATTACTTTTGATCATACACCAATGTATGCTTTTAGTTTATCAACTTCAGCACCAGCACAAACATTAACTCCCTCTGCTGTTGATGGTAATATAACTTTAACTGCTGGAGGAGGATCTGTCTTTGCTGCTGGTAATATAGGAGATTATGTTGAGGCTAATGATGGACTTGGTAGAGCAAGAATTACAGGATATACTTCTGCAACAGTAGTTGAGGCAATAGTTGAAATCCCTTTTTTTAATACAAATGCAATCGCATCTGGTTCCTGGGTTTTAGAAGTAGATTATGTAGATACCTGGAGTGTAACTTATGGATACCCAAGATCTGTAACCTTCCACGAAGGTAGGCTATGGTTCGGTGGTTCTAAATCAAGACCAAATACTATATGGGGTTCTCGTGTTTCAGATTATTTTGATTTCAATCCTGGAGAAGGATTGGATGATGACAGTATAGAGGCAACACTAGCAACAGATAGTGTTAATGCAATAACCGGTATGTTTTCCGGTAGAGATTTACAAGTGTTCACCAAAGGTGGTGAATTTTTCTTACCCCAATCTGAATTAGATCCTATCACACCATCTAATGTTGTAGTGCAAACTGCAACTCGTAGAGGATCTAAAGAAGGTATCAAGCCGGTGGGAGCAGAGAGTGGTACTCTTTTTATCCAAAGATCCGGAAAATCATTAAGAGAATTTTTATTTAGTGATGTAGAACTCTCGTATATCTCTAACAATATTTCTCTATTGAGTTCTCACCTACTTGTTACTCCTACTGATATGGCTTTAAGAAGAGCTACATCAACCGATGATGGTGATTTATTATTAATAGTTAATTCTTATGATGGATCTCTTGCTACTTATTCTATTTTAAAAGGACAGAATGTAATAGCTCCTTCACTTTCAACAACCGATGGATCTTTTATAAATGTAGCTGTTGATGTTGATGTAATTTATTTTGTAGTTAAAAGAACAGTTAATAGTGTAACAAAATATTATATAGAATGTTTTAATGATGACTACACTACAGATGCTGCTGTTCAATATACTGTAACAGCCGGTAATCTTCCTGGATCAACATCTGTATCTGGGCTTGGACATTTAGAAGGTAAGACAGTTAAAATTGCTGCTGATGATGCAATGCAAACTGATAAGACAGTTTCTTCTGGAGCAATCACAACCGATAGTACAGCAAGTGTTTTTATGGAGATAGGATTAAATTATACTCCAACAATTAAAACAATGCCTGTAGAATTAAAATTACCAAGTGGGAATGTGATAGCCCAAAACAAAAGAATTGTAGAAACAACAGCTCAATTATATTTATCACAAAATATGACAATCAATGGTAATGATATACCATTTACTGCTGCTGCTTTTTTTACAGGAAGGAAAAGGAAGAAACCTATGTTAGGATTTAATCGAATGGGTCAGATAACAATTTCCCAATCTGCTCCATTATTTTTTACATTATTGGGATTAGAATATAAAGTGAGTGTAGGACAATGAGTTGGTGGACAGTAGTAGCAGTAGCCTCAAGTGCAATGAAGGCTTATGGCACATATATGCAAGGTATGGCAACCAAAGCCTACTATGATGCTCAAGCAGATATTTCATTATTACAATACAAAGAAAAAAGAATTGAGGCTAAAGAAAAAGGAGTTGATGCTTTATCAGCAACGAATGAGGCTCTATCAGCTATTATTGCTCGTGGAGGTGCTGGTGGTGTATTAACTAATGAAGGATCTTTATTAACTAATCAATGGGTAACTTTAAGATCTGGTTCAGAAGATTTTGGATTAGCTGGAATTAACCAGGAGTTAATGCACAATCTTGGCATCTTACAATTTACTAATTTAAAAACTGCTGGGAAGATGGCTGGAAAATTTGGTATCCTTAATGCTATTACAGGATTGGGAACCGATATAGGTACAATAGGATTAACCGGAGCTTTTACACCAACATCTACAACCACAACACCATTAACAACAACACAAAATAAGGCTTTGAAAAACTAATGGCAACACAAAGAAAAATATATAGAGGTGGATTAGTAGAAGGAGTATCAATTCCTAATGTTAGTTTCCCTCAACATCAAGTGATGGCATCTGGATGGCAAAGTCTTAACCAAAGATTAGATGCTATTAATACCTTTGCTATAAAAGGTTTGGATGTTGAGATGGAAGAAAAGGGAAAAAAATTTGCAGCAGAAAATCCTATATCTATTGAACAATTTTATTTAGCCAATCCTACTGATAGAGAAAATTTAGTAGGTGGAAATAAAACAACTACTTTTGGCAAAGCTATTAGAGCTACTCATATTAATATTTTAGCTGGAGAGATGGCTATCCATGCTCAAAAAGATTTTATGGATTTAAGAATAGAGGCTCATCTTTTAAATACCAAAGGTACTCCAATGACATTGGATCAATATAAAAATAGATTGGATGCTGTTGTAGATGGTTACTCGGATGCTTTATTACCTTTAGATGCAGATGCTGCTATTGCAGCTAATGCAAAATTAGCAACAACTGCCAATTCTTATTATAGTTCTTATGCAGATACTTTAGTTAAAGATCATAAGAAAAAACAAAATTCTACTGCTGTTGCTTATGGCTATGATCACATTGATAGAATAAAAGAAATTGTTAATTTAGGTGCAGAAATTGAGATTATAGTTGGCAATGAAACAGTTAAAATTTCTTTAGACAAATATTTATTAGCAGAAAAAATTAGAATAAGACAAGAGATGATTGATCAAAATCTTACTGCTGATCAAATTATTAAATGGTCTGCTGCTTGGGATGCAGAAGTAATACAACAATATAAAAATTATTTATTTTCTGGATATGTAGATACAGATGATAATTATAATAAAGGTGTTGCTCATCAAAATTTAATCTGGGAAGAAGTAAGAAAAGGATCCTTTAATGTTCTTCCTAAAAAAACAGATTATCCAGAAGGAGCTGATGAAGAAACTATGGCTGAAACAGATAAGAAAAATGCTGCTAAAGCCTCTTCACAATCAGCTAGGTTCCAGGCTATTTATGAAATGTTAGACGAAGATGATCAAAAAGAATTTAGAGATAAAGTAAAAATATGGGCCGACAGATCTATTAAGATAGAAGATGATAAAGAAAAATCTCTTCAAATAGATAAGAAAACAATCATCGAAGATTTAGAAGTTAAATATACTACAGCTCTAATTGAAAATAATTATGCTGCTGCTGCAGAAATTGTAAAAGAATTTGAAGGGATCGATAATAAAAAATACATGGAATATGGCATTATGCTTGAAGAAGATAAAGTAGAAGGAAAGTTTAATGATTTAGAAGTTGAGGCTGAATTATACGAAGATCTTTATTTTGGCAAATTAGATAAAATGGTTATTAAACTTGCTTATGATGTGGGCCATATTGATCAAGATACAAGAAATGATTTATTACATAAATTTAATATATCTAAAAAAAATGGTTTCTCTAAAGCTAAAGAATATATCAGAGTACAAGTAGGCTATGCTGAAGTTACTTTATTTGGTGATAGTTCTAAACAACAATCTATAGCAGCTAAACAATATACAGATGCAGTTGGAGAGTTAATGAATTGGATGGCAGGCAATCCCAATGCAAGTCATACAGATATTTATAATGAAGGTGTTAGACTTGTGGATGGAGTTAATCTAGAGAAAGATAACAAAGCATCTATTCTTGGTATGAAAAATAAAATCCTTAATGATGTAGCAACAGTAGCTGGTAAGAATGTTACAGGACATAATTTATCTCATCCTAAATTCAAAATGTATTTTAAGGGAGCATGGAATGAAAATGAGGATTGGTATAATGGTTATGATCACAATGAATTTGCAAATACTTTTTTAAGCAACTCTTCTCAAATCACTACACTTATTTCTGAATTAGAAGAGATGAGAGATTTAATTCGTATTCATCAAATGGATCTTCCAGGGGGTACATACGAAGTAGATAAGACTAAATTGTGGCCAGGCACAACTACAACAGACATACCTTTACCAAAAGGTGTTACTGCTGCTAATGTTACTGATATAATTACAGACTTAAATGTATTGAAGGGATTTTATGACAAACAATAAAGTTACTCACAAAGATAATATAAAAGGTAATGAAGAATATATTACAAGCGAAAAGTTAAATAATAAAATTACTCATAAAGATAATATTACAAGCGAAAAGTTAAATAATAAAATTACTCATAAAGATAATATTGAAAGTAATAAAGATCAAATACGAAAAGAAAAAGAAGAAAAGATTATTCAAAAAGTTAAAGATGTTTCTTCTTCAATAGTTGCTCCTTTTAAAGAATATGCACATAATGAAATAGAGGATAGTAAGGAGTATATAAAAAAAGAAATCGCTGATGGTAAAAAGCATTTTTTATCAGAAATACAAAAGTTTAATAATGATGATAATGCTTATGATGAGAGATGGCTTAACCTTAAAGAATTTAGAGGTAGTGAAAAAGAATTTGTTTTAACTGACAAAGGCTATGAATTAAAAAACAATTCAAAGACTTGGTTTTACACTAAAGATATTGGTCTTGGTGCGGCAAGAGGTGTTGTTAAATTAACAGAAGGTGTGGGAGGTTTGGCCCTTGCTACTTTAGAAAAATTAAATCTTGTTAGTGATGGATCAGTTGAAAACTTTGCTAACTTTTATCAAACAAATATTTATGAAAAGATGGGAGATACAGAAACTTTAGCTGGAGGTTTTGCTGAAGGGATAGCTCAATTTATTATTCCTGGTGTTGGAGCTTATGGAATGTTTGCTAAACTTATAAGAGCTAAAGGAGTTTTTCCATTTATATATAGAGCTTTAGCAGCAGAGGCTACAACAGTTGGAATAGCTCAAGTTCCTGGGGATCCTAACTTTGCAGCTTTTATATCTCAAATGTTAGGTGTTGATAATACTAAAGCAGATAACATAGCAAAAGAATTTTGGATTTATTTAGCAACACCAGATGTTGAGTATGGAGCTAGTTATAATGCCGATGATGTCTTTGCTGAAAAATTAAGAGCTATTATTGGTGATATGCCAATGGGCCCTGTGGGTGAGGCATTACTTCCTTTATTTAAAATGTTTGCCAAAGGCATGAGAAAATTAAGAGGTAACAATGAAATGATAAATGAGATAGAAAAAAATATTGTTAATGCTGATGAGCAAGTTGTATTACCAGGTGCCGGAGCAGCTATTAATCCGGATAGTGCTTTGGGTATAAAAATGAGAACAGGCTTGGAAGTTGGAGAAAATTTGGAATTTAAAAAAGGACAAGGCTTACCTAAAAGAATAAAAACCGAGGCAGATTTAAAAAAGCTAAAAATAGATTTAGAAAAAATGGCTACCAAAGGAGAGGTAGGAAAACTTTGGTATGAAAAATCTGGCCAAAAAATTTTAAAAATGTTTAATAACGATACAGTAGAGGCAGAGAAATTTGTGAAATTAATAGCTTTATATTCTCCGAACTCTGCTCCTAAACAAAATACTGCTGCTGCTTTAAAAGCATGGTATCAATTTAAAAGAGGAACAAAAATAAAAGCTGGAATGCATAAACTTGATTTAAAAGCTCACGATTTATTATATAACAACAAAGATTTTGCTGGATATAAAAGTAATAATTTTTATACCAACTTAATGAAGGTTATTGATCCTTCTCTAACTCAAAAGATTACAACTGATCGTTGGATGTTAAGGGCTTTTGGTCATACAACAACCGGCAATCCAACAAAACCACAACTTAAATTTATTGAAAAAACTATTAATGATATAGCTAAAAAATTAAATTGGGAACCTGAACAGGTTCAGGCAGCTATTTGGAATACTGTAAGATCTGGAGGCGATGTTCAAAAAATACTAAAAACTTCCATTGATGATTTTGCTACTGCTGTAGATAATAATCTTGGTCAGATTTCTTGGGAAACTGCACCTGGTAAAATTACAAATCATTTTTCAGAATATCATACTGCCTCTTCGATTATTCAAAACGAATATCATGTTGCTTTAAGTAAAGCTCTTACTGATGAAAGTGGAACAGATATTATTGCTAAACGATTAGGTTTGGTAACACCTGGCCAATTTGATGCGTTAGGAGTATATACTAATAAAGCTGGTAAAATAGAATTTAATCCAAGCACTCAAACTATTTTTGTAGCTCCTAAAAAAACCGGTACAGCTCAATTAAAAGTTATCTCTGGATTTGATAATAAAGGAGCATTAACTGTTGATGCAACAAATACAATCAATGCTTATGCCTTTATTAAAGGAAAACTTTTACATCAAGAGGCTGTGGCTTGGCATAGACCAACTTTCAATGTTCAAAAGGGATTAGCTAATGGAATGGAAGTTTCTATTAAGTTAGACAAAAATCAATTTAAAACATTGGTTGCTGCATTAGATAATGAATTTGCTGAATTTAAAGGATTTATTGTACCTATTGGAACCGAGGATGGTTTTAGAATAATTAATAATCCAAAAGAAACAGGAATATCAATACCTGCTTTTCAAAAAAGAGCTTTAAAAGTTTTAAATAATGTGCTAGATTTGCAGCCAAGTAATATAAATTTATTTAATACACAAACAGGATATATTATAACAAATGGTAGTGACACTCAAACAATTGAAAGTATTGCCAAAGGATCACAAGATCTACAGATCCTCATTCAAGACATACTCTCCGAACTCCAACCAAGTGTCGACAAAGTCTACGCAAAATTCGCAGACAAATACCAATGGACAAGTCAAGCCATCGAAGGTTCCAACCTCTCTAAAAAAAGTATCGACAAATCCTCCCTATCAGAGCAAGACATAAAAGTTAAACCTCTTAAAAAAGAAATCACAAAGTCATTTTCTTTAACAGAAAGCTGGAGTAAAAAATATTATACCGGCTTAACAGAAGAGCAACATAAAGCTAATGATGCTTGGTTTGTAAAAACATTAAGTCTTTTAAAGGAAGATGGTTTTTTAAAAGTACCCAATATTAAAAAATCTTTTAACAAGCAAGGAAAAGAGATAGAGATTATTGAAGGATCAGAAAGTCCGAAGGAGATAGGGAATAAATAATGGCAAAGAATGATACTATATTAAAGCCTCTTAAAATTAAAAA